TACTCTAATGTATCATAATCTTCTATTGCTTTTCTAACATTATCTACCCCGAAATGTTTGAGATATGCGTTTACATTCTTATCTTTCCAATGTTTAGGTGTATCTTCTGGTACAGCCACACCACCACCATCTTTTGATAAATCTTTGACTCTTCTATTACTGGTTGTTTCAACCATGTTTCCCTCAATTAATGTCTGTTTTCTAGTTCCCGCTAAATGAGGTAATTTGCCAACAACACTACCTTCTTTCTCTACTTCTTTATCTACCACTTCTCCAAGTTTGCCTTGTTCTATTTGTATCTTTTTTAAGTTATTAGGTTGAATAGCCCTAGTGTGCATCCTATCATCTATTGACTGTGCGTGTTCTGCTGGATTGTTAGATTCATCATGTAGTTCTTTATCTACTGATATTGTTCTACTTCCAGCTTTTTCACCTTCTTTCTTTGCCTTTGCACCATATTCCTGTTCATCTGTAAGACCTAATTGATGATGTTTTGTTATATCACCGTCTTTGATCTTACCTTCCATCTTTTTCTGTTGATCTTCTGGTGTTAATCTATTCTGACTGTCCTGAGAAGCATAGTCTTTTTCTACTGCATTGTCTTTAATTCTTCCCTCTAATTGTTTCTTTTGTTCTTCTGGTGTTAGGTCAGCAAATGTGTGTGATGATTCTGAATCTTTCTTATGTCCTTTAGTACCAGAACTAATAGTATTTATTATATCATTAACTTCTTTTGGACTACCTGTACTTTCCCCGACACTTTCTGATCTGGTTTCTGCACTTCTACCAACAAGTGAGGTTGCATCTCCTACGCCTTTCTTATGTTCTTCCTCTTGTAGTTCTTTACGTTCTATTGAATTACCTGTTACAAATTTCTCTACTGGATCTTTGTCAAACTGTTCTAATCTTTTGTTATCAATATCAACATCTGCATCTAAGTTAGTACCTTTTTCAAACATACAGCCTAAACTGGTACATTGAATAAACTCCCTGCCGTTCTCTTCTTTAATCATTTCCTGATCCAAGCCTACTGATTTGGCAAATATATTAACTGATTCTATAATAGCAAATGGATTTGCTGGTGTCTCACATAATGCTATCTCATATAACTCTAATTGTTTTAATTCTAATACCATTCTACCGTCTTTCATTATAGGTTCTCTTTGTTTACTAGCTCCACCCATTGAAAGTCCCGCATATATTCCCTTAACTACCTTATCCCAAACCTTGTCATATAGTGTAATTCCATCTTTCTTATAGATTTCACCAGTAATTAATACTGTGGCTACTCCTTGATATTCAGATTGTTCATATTTTAATACAGTTCCTACCATTCTATTTGAGTGAAAATCTGATATGACTGGGTTTACTTCCATAAATGCCTTCATTATTTTCATTACTTCTGCAACAAAGATGAACTCCTGTTGCCTGTCTACTATCTCAGCAGTAATATGTCCTTTAAATATCCTACGATCTCCCTTCTCAACTGTTATTCCTTTTGTTATGAATCGATCAAACTTTACCCATTCAGTCATATATAAAGGGATATACTTATACTATATAAAAATTAGGGTTGGTCTACGACTGTCCTATCGCAGAGCCATTTGTTTGACCAGCTCTAAATCCAAAGTAGAACAATGCAGCTCCACCAAAGATTGTACCAAATTGCCATACTTGGTTGAATTGGTCTTGTGACATCTTTATATCGCCATAAATAAAGCCAGTTCCAATACCCGCTATAATAGTCACTAGGTATAATGCTATAATTACTGTAGCTAAAGTCAGTGCGATTTCTCTTTTTGAGATAGCCATAGCTTATCATAAAATATACCTTTATATAAAGGTATTGTGGTGTTAATTCATGGACTTCTACGTGTATGACAATGTTTACACCTACAACAAACGTGAGCCTTTTAACGGTGTGCCTACCAGTAGATTAAAGGTTAATTCAATAGATATACAGAGTAACCACTCATTTTGGTTTCACACTGATATGAATTTAGTGACTAATAATGTAAATATACAAAAAAGATATGTGCATATACATGAAGGTATAGGTAGTACAAATCAGATGGAGTTTAAGAAAAATCCACTTCATGTAAGCAGAAGTAACATGATATACAATCCTAAAGAAAAAAGGATTGAGATTGGTGGTGGATGGTTTAAAAAACCTATATTTGCTAAGAAATGTATTTACTATGGAAGTGAATTACCTCATAAGAAAATGAACATTGTTGGTGAATGGTATTATAATTTTGGTATGGATTCAATGGTTTTTATCATAGATTACAGTCCCCAAAAAATAAAGTTTCATTGGGAAGATGTTGAAGATATACCTACAATAGCAGAACTAAGAACAAAGGAAGCCAAACTAGAAATAGAAGTTGCAGAGATGGAAGCTACTATCGCCCAGCGAAACGCTGGTCTTGTGTCTGATCTCTAGTAATTCCTTGACCTAATATCTGATTCATATCCTTCCCGAATATACTTCTTTTCTTTCTTTCATCAGGTGCTAGTTTTGCTCTTCCACCACCTTCTCTATAAGCCTTATGTAATTTCTTTATCCTACGCATACAGGTATCACAAAATGAGGCATTTATCTGCCATATATCGTTGAATTTCCATTGTTCACATTTATCACACAGTTCCCAAGAAGTTTTCTTTACAACTAGACACATTAATCCCTCTGCTCCACGTTTCTCTATACACTCCCCGCACATATATATCAGGGTACTTAGTATCTTGTCATTCTTACTGCAACCATAACAGTAGCCCTCACTGTAATTATTAATCTTAGTATGTTCATCAGCCTGTACCCTTTCCCGAAGTTTCTTGGTTTGATCGTTTTCTTTGGAAGCTCGTTCCTTTAAATCATGTTTCTGAATACGGTCTTTTTGATCTAGTCCATCTTCTGTGAAACCAAATCTACCGTCATTATCACCCATATATTTCCCTCAAAACAAACAGTACCTTTTCATCTGGTATTCCCCTTGAACTGAAATATCTAACAATATCATAAGCAGTTACGAATGGTTTTAACTGTATATAATCTCTTATATTTCGTATTAGATCAGTGTCGGATTGCATATATCGTTTCCACATCCTTTATTATATCAAGCATCTCTATATCACTTATAGAACCTACATCGTCATATAAATAGCTACCGTCTGAAACTCTGGTTCTAATCTTACATTTAGCTGTAATAAACACCCCTAGCTTCGATAGTAGATTCCTCTTTATCCAAAGCTTCACGCTTATTGGGGTATAATTTTGTGAATACAAATTAGTATTTATGTTTAATGTATCTGAATTATATCCATTAATTATTAAAGAAATGTATAGTTTTTGTAATTTTTCCTTGGTAAAACATACTTTATTTACAAATAATGATGTAATTCCTTTTGACATTATATTATAAAGCACATTTATAGGATTTTTCTTTATAAAGTTAAAATCCTTTAATATAGATAATCTAAACTTTTGGGAACGTTCTTTATCACAAATAACAGTTAAATGATGTCCATAATTAAACTCAAATTTCTTTTTTGTATAGTTATCCCTTCTAGTATTTCTCCAAGGTGCAGTTAATCTCTTTGCTTTAAAGCCACTGAATACAGGGTTATAGTTACTTCCCGCACCTCCATCAGTTGTACTAAACCCATTGAATAATATCTCTTCTAGTTCCCTAGCAGTTAATGTCCTAAGATGTAGGTTTTCTCTAATTGCATCTAGTTTATTAATAAAATTGATTAAGTGAAGATCGGTTACAGGCATTATTGATCCTCTGGTTTTAAGTTATGATCAGTAACATCTTGGGTTCTTTCAAGACCTCCATCATCCCACCCTGTTACATAATATTGAGGATCATCATCTTCAAGTCCTAAGAATACATATATACCAGTCACAGCATTACTAATCACTTCTGCTATAAAAGTGCTTGTGTTATTTAGGTTATCCTTATGAAGTCTACAAACAACACTTCCCAAAATTGTGCCTACACCGTTACCTAGATATGTTATTCCAGTAATCTTGAACACTTGATTAATGTCATGTCTTAGATTCCATATTCTAAACACTGTTGCCTGAGCAATGTCGTGTCTTAGATTCCATA